CGGTTTCAAACCAAGTGAACCCACCGCTAGAACTTGTCCAACGGTTTTATGTTCAAAATGAAATCAGGTCAAGACTCTAGCCGCGTGTGCTCTTCTGCACAACGCACGGCGAAGAATCTGCGATTCGTCAGCCAGATCTTGAGGCGGGAGCACCTTGTTACCAAGGAGTTCCCTGCGGATAGATCGGAAAGCTGCGAATCCCTGCAGAGAAGGTGGAAGGAATGGACGGCGGCATGTTGCCAAAAGGTCTACGGAGAGGATAGGTTCATACTTGTCAATGCGATTAAGGGCACGAAGACCCTTTTCGATGAACCGTGTTCTCAGAAGGACCTGAGAAGAAACTGCGACGTGTTGGCCGGCAACAGGGCGACAGAAGAATGGTGCGCTCGGGCGCTGAACAGGGGGTCCGGTCGGCTTGGCGACGAGCGACGGACGGAACCTGCAGTGCTCGCTGACATTAGGGAGCGCACCCGGAAGATTATGGGGAAAGGGTGGTTTAGAGAGCGTAGGGGGGTGTATGTCCCTGACCAGCAGGGTTGTTACGAGATGGAGCGGGGTTGTGGAGGGACGTTGTCAGTCCCAGTCTCGGGATCGAGCGCTGATGAGGCCAAGGCCGAAGCAGTGTACGATCGACTGGGCATTCCCTTCATGGCCCGCTGTGGTCTGAATGCCGCCTTCGAGGAAGGCACCAAGATTGACGAGACCGACAGGGCCGCAAGCCGCTGTCGTCTTGGTAGGGCCAAGCAGAAGGGGAAGATTAGGGTTGTTACGATGCAGACTGCAGTGATGAAGGACGTTCTGCGTCCTGTTCACGAGTCAGCATACAACCGCATCTCCCGGAAAGCTTGGCTTGTCCGAGGCAGCGTGACAAAAGGGCACTTCGAGTCCCTTCGGTCCGGTCTTTGTCCAGGCCACGACTTCATCTCTGGCGATTACGAGGCCTCAACTGATAATTTGCACAAGGACGCCGTCCTTGCCGTTGTTGAGACCCTCGCCGAGGATTTACCCCCGCGGGAAGCGAAACTCTTTGTCCGGAGTTTCAGCGAATGTGAGGTTTCGATGAGGGAGAACAAGCAGGTGTGTCATTGGCCTGTTGTAAGGGGGAGTATGATGGGTAACCTGGGGTCGTTTGTAGTCCTGTGTCTTCTGAACAGGATCTGCTTCGACCGTGCACTTGACAATGCAGGTTACTCCCATCATCACCCGGTCCTTATCAACGGTGATGACATCCTCTTTACAGGTGAGAGTGGTCTTTACTACTCCTGGCTTCACTGTACCAGTGAAGTCGGGTTCGTTATCAATCGTAGTAAGACCATGAGGAATAAGAAGTATGGCGATTTAAATTCGCAGACTTACCGTTACGACAAGTCTCGAATGGTCAAAAAGCTATGCTTCGGATTCCTCGGCTCCGACACCTGGAAAGAGCCTGCCGGTTCCTTGGCCGGCCCCCTCTTCGACCTCTGTAAGCAGCTGCACTTCTCAACTAGTGCATGGGTTCTGATCGCGTTCCCCGTGCGTCAGCTGCTTACTCGCGTTCCCATCCCTCTCTCTTCGATCCCTCGACGTTGGTGGAACTTCCTTGTGAAACGTTCCTGGTTCCGCGGTTTACTTGATAAGAATAGTGATGTTGACACCACTATAACCGTCGGAGTCCAGAGAGTTCTACCTTTCGTCCTCGGCCCTCCGATTCGCACAACTCCCTTTCGCGAGAGTTTGATCAGAGAGCTGGGGGATCAAATTACCCTTTCTCTTGTGAACGAGTGGACGGGGGTACCTGTACCCCCAATGAAACAGAAAACACCTCACCAGAAGTTTTACAAACTTCGGTCCAAGTTTCGTCTGGGCAGGCAGGCCCATAGGTGGGAGAGGCTCTGGTTGAAGCCCGTGCTGGATCTTTGTCAAGATTATATGCCGGATGTGTTCATATCCGGTGATCCAGTGTGGGTCGACGATCAACCAGGTCTCCAGGTCACCTACCGCCTAACCCGTCAACCCGTTCGTCGTCCCTTTTCCTTCGGTCCCCGTATAGATGAGTTCGTTCCAACTCTCTGTCACGACGGATCCGTGATTTTTCGCGCGTGTTAGAGGACACGCCTGTGAGGATGGGAGCTGGTGGGACGCTCACCCAATCGCCGCTGGTTAGCTTCGTGCTTCCCATGCGTCTGGCTCTGCGTGTGGTCGAAAGAACAAGGTGCCGGATTTACTCTCCTGGGCCGGGTTAAGTGTTGTGGTTAGAGGACCACCCCTATGTTATTCTCTTTTGTGTTTCAGTGATGGACGAGGGGGTTCCGTCGGAATCCACGACCTCCTGATTGATAGGCCGTTTGGCGCAACGAACATTGTCTACGGGCAATCGTCGGTCCCGAGTCCGGGCCCGAGGGGGCAGTTCCCTCGGTGCAAGTTCGATCAATCAGCAAGTCAGGGGGGTAATGGTCCCTGACCAACCCTCGTCACTGAACGTTTCACATTAGAGATGTGCTAATTAGTGTCCAAAGGACGGCACTATTAAAGGGGCATCCTATAGCCGCGGCATGCTTACAAAGTTTCGCACGCAGGTGAAGTTAGACAAATGAGAAGCAGTTGTGCACTGCGAGGCGGTTGGGGCCGACAACTTGAGTGATCCAGTCATCCCTAGCAGCGGAGTCGAAATACGTACC